TCAATAACAGGACCCCCTGCGTATGATGATACATATTTATATTTTAACGGAACAAACAATCCGCCATATTTAGCACGTGTCAAACTAAATGCCAGTATAACACTTCTTTCATCGTGGGAATATATACAGTGGGGGAATATTACTGGTAATACCGGTGGTGAAGTTGGTATACTGCCTAGAGTCTATGACGGTAGATATATATATTATATAGGTACCTCCACGTCTGCAAGTCCCCCTGTTTTACTATACGACACGACAAAGGACTTTACGGCTCTAAACTCTTTTACGTGGATTTCAGTACCGATTAGTGGACCAGTAAGTACTTGGGATATTATTCAAGGGGGTCGGTATATTTATTTACAGTCGTGGGTTTTTAATGTGGCAGGGAATTATCCGTTACTTATCAGAATCGACCCGTTAGCTGCGGTGTCCACCACTGTCACCGCGAGTGTACTCACAGAATATACGCACCTTGGGCAGCAGGAAAGGGATTATTTCAAAAATAGTTTACAAACAATTCCATATGACAATATGCAGTCAATGTTTGTGCAGGTCACCCCAGGTACTTCATACATCACGCTCCCCTTTTTGGGACCTGTAAAAGAATTATATTTTTATTCAAATACTTTTTCTAATATTTCATCTACAAAACTGACATTCAATGGCGAAGACCTGTTCAGCTTTTCGAACAAGTACCTCAGCGTAATCCAGCCATTCGAGACGGCTGTCACTATGCCAAGCTACAACTCGTACACGTACAACTTTGGAACGCCAGTCAACATGTCTCGCATAGGCAGCAAAGTACTCACTGTGACACAGGGCGGGACTGTCGGCCTCTGGGTATATGCCAAGTCGGTCAACGTGCTTGGTATCAGGGACGGCGTCTCCAGCCTCTTGTTTAATTCTGTGCATTATTTAGTATGAATCTAGCAGAGTCGCTAGGAACTTCGGAAAAAATCATTTCGGGTCGACCCGAAACATCTTACTTTATTCAGAGATTTGCAAAAAGCTCTCAATTCAGTAATCAGATTATTTCTATACCTCTGGACACGGCCGTCAACTTTGGTGAAGAGTTCACCGTTGAAATTTACCAGGAAGCAGACTTGGTCTCATGGGCCTACATCGAGTTCAATTACCCGTCCGGGCAGCCACCGGCCGTCTGTGACAGCTTCGGGACATACATGTTCAATTGGGTCCAGCTCGAGTATGGTGACCAAATTCTAGAAAGAATTGATGGAGAGTTTTTGGAAATGATGAATGACCTGACTGTGCCACAGACCAAACAAGGAGCTCTGTCCAACCTGGTCGGTAAATATCTTACGAGCAACCTAGCAGTCTATGACGTCAGACTCTCTTTCGACCTGTTTAAAAAGGGTCTGCCTATCTGTGCGCTCAAGGAAAACCCACGCATCCGATTTTCTCTAAGAAATTTCAACGAAGGGTGTCCGACAGCCACCAACACAAACCCACCCTTTGTCGGGTCCCTGTTTGTCAACTACCTGTTCCTACCCGAGCCAGAAAGAAATTATTTTATAAAAAATTCTTTGACATATCTGTTCGAACAGACTCAACGGTTCGACACGACTCTTGGAAACAGTAATTGTACAGTATTCACAGACTTTCAGAACTGTACCAAAGAGTTATTTATTGTTATACAGAGTAGTATAGGGCTGCCGTACCAGTGGACAGACCTACTTCGGTCCATGCGATTCATGCTCAACGGGGCCGAAGTCATTCCTTATGACCTTGGTACATCCCTTTTCATGAGATGTCTTCAGCCTCTCGAGAATCACACGAGAGCACCCGACCGAAATTTTTACATGTACCCCTTTGCAATCGACCCAGAAAACGATAACCCAACTGGTACAGTGAACCTCACTGGGCTCAAGCAACAGTTTAACTTTGTGCTCTTACCAAGCCGCTATCCGACCATAGCGCATATATACACCAAGACGTATAACGTACTGAAGATTCAAGATGGCCTACTAGGCGTTCTGTTCCCGGCGCCATTTATTACATCTGGAGTTTCAAAACAAGAAACTATTACTAGTGAACAACTCGTAGGGATTGTCACAACACTCGCCGGGACGGCCGGGTCACCCGGGTTTGGTCCATCGGCTGACGGAACTGGATCGGCTGCTCGGTTTGTTAGTACTTATGGTGCTGCATGTGACACGTCAGGGAACATTTATGTTACCGGTACAAACACTATAGCACCATTCCCTTATAGTAAGACTGTCCGTAAGATTATTGGTTCTACCGGGGTCGTTACAACACTTACTTATTTTGATAGATTTTCTGTTCCTACTGGTATTGCATGTGACACGTCCGGAAACATTTATGTTGCCGATTCATACTACAGTGTAATCTATAAGATTGTTGCTTCTACAGCGGTCGTCACAACACTTGCTGGTCTGTCCGGGTCACCTGGTTCGGCCAATGGAACTGGCTCGGCTGCTCGGTTTAATAATCCGCAGGGTGTTGCGTGTGACACGTCAGGGAACGTTTTTATTGCCGATGCAGGCAACAATACAATCCGTAAGATTGTTGCTTCTACAGGTGCCGTCACAACACTCGCCGGTTTGGCCGGGTCATCTGGATCAGCCAATGGAACTGGTTCGGTTGCCCGGTTTTCAGGTCCTTATGGTGTTGCCTGTGACACGTCCGGGAACATTTATGTTGCAGATTCGAACAACTCTACAATCCGTAAAATTATTGCTTCGAGCGCGGTCGTCACAACATTCGCTGGGACGGCCGGGTCAACTGGTTCGACTGACGGAACTGGTTCGGCTGCTCGGTTTAATATTCCAAATGGTGTTGTCTGTGACGCCTACGGGAACATTTATATTGCCGATACATACAACTCTACAATCCGTAAGATTGTTGCTTCTACCGCTGTCGTTACAACACTCGCTGGTTCGGCAGGGTCAACTGGCTCGACGGACGGTTCTGGAACGGTTGCTCGGTTTAATACTCCTTTTGCGATTGCGTGTGACCCGGGAGGGACTGCTTATGTTGCCGACACGAGCAATTACACAATTCGTAAGATTGTGACATACATACAGCCTTACAACCAGCCTTTAATATTTGGGTTTCTTCCGAACCCAGGGACTACTACATTATATACTGTTTTACAAGCACAGAGTTTGAGTTTACTCATCATAAACGCAGGCACTATACCCGGTTTCGTACCCACCTGGTCGTACCCAACACTGGCCGGTGTCATCTGGGCAACTTCCACGACCGGAATTACACTTACGTTCCCACAAGGAATCGCTGTGTCAACCCGGAATGTAACAATCACCGCAAGCTACGCGGGGTTTTCCTCCCCTCAGACATTCTCATTGACAGTTGACAATACGCCCCGGTTTGTCCTTTCGAACCCGGGCACGACTACTCTTTATACTATAGCAGCTCCACAATCACTTGCACTCACTTTGACGAATCCTTTCAGCCTCACGCCCACCTGGTCGTATCCAACAATTGCCGGTGTCACCTGGGCAACTTCCACGACCGGAATCACACTTACGGTCGCACAAGGAATCGCAGTGGCGACCAGGAGTGTATTAGTCACGGCAACCTACGGGGTGTTTTCCTACCCTCAGACATTCTCATTGACTGTCAACAATACACCCAACTTTGTCCTTTCGAACCCCGGCACGACTACTCTTTATACTTTAGCAGCTCCACAACCACTCGCACTCACTTTGACGAATCCTCTCAGCCTCACACCCACCTGGTCGTACCCAACAATAGCCGGTGTCACCTGGGCAACTTCCACGACCGGAATCACACTTACGGTCGCACAAGGAATCGCCGTGGCGACCCAGAGTGTAACAGTCTCTGCAAGCTACGGGGCGTACCCCCCCTACCCACAGACATTCTCATTGACGGCTGATAACACGCCCCGGTTTGTCCTTTCGAACCCCGGCACAACCATTCTTTATAATTTAGCAGCTCCACAACCAGTCGCACTCACTTTGACAAATCCTTACAACTTGACACCCACCTGGTCGTACCCAACAATTGCCGGTGTCACATGGGCAACTTCCACAACCGGAATAACACTTACGGTCGCACAAGGAACCGCCGTGGCGACCCAGAGTGTAACAGTCTCGGCAAGCTACGGGGCGTTCCCCCCCTACCCTCAGACATTCTCATTGACGGCTGATAACACACCCCGGTTTGTCCTTTCGAACCCAGGAACGACCCTTCTTAATACTTATGCAGCTCCACGACCAGTCGCACTCACTTTGACGAATCCTTACAACCTCACACCCACCTGGTCGTACCCAACAATCGCCGGTGTCAGCTGGGTAACTTCCACAACCGGAATAACACTTACGGTCGCACAAGGAACCGCCGTGGCGACCCAGAGTATAACAGTCTCGGCAAGCTACGGGGCGTTCCCACCCTACCCACAGACATTCTCATTAACAGCTGATAATACTCTAGTACTAACAGGGGCTGTCACAACATTCGCTGGGGTGGCCGGGTCAAATGGTTCGACCGACGGAACTGGTTCGGGTGCTCGGTTTACTTATCCTTCTGGTGTTGCATCAGATTCGGGTGGGAATCTTTATGTTGCCGATTCAAACAATCACACAATCCGTAAGATTGTTGCTTCTACAGGGGTTGTCACAACACTCGCTGGGTTGGCCGGGAATTTTGGTTCGACTGACGGAACTGGTTCGGCTGCTCGGTTTAATTATCCACAGGGTGTTGCCTGTGACACGTCCGGGAACGTTTATGTTGCCGACTCTAACAACTCTACAATCCGTAAGATTGTTGCTTCTACAGGGGTTGTGACAACACTCGCCGGGTTGGCCCTGTCAACTGGTTCGACTGACGCAACCGGGTCGGCTGCTCGGTTTAATATTCCACTTGGTGTTGTGTGCGACACGTCCGGGAACATTTATGTTGCCGATACAAGCAACAATACAATCCGTAAGATTGTTGCTTCGAGCGGGGTTGTCACAACACTCGCCGGGTTGGCAGGGGCAATTGGTTCGACAAACGGAACTGGGTCGGCTGCTCGGTTTTCAGGTCCTTATGGTGTTGCCTGTGACACGTCCGGGAACGTTTATGTTGCCGATACATCCAACTTTACAATCCGTAAGATTGTTGCTTCGACCGCGGTCGTTACAACACTCGCCGGGGCGGCTGGGATTCAGGCAGAGGGTGACGGAACTGGTTCGGGTGCTTATTTTAATAATCCTGTAGGCATAACGTGTGATACGGGCGGGAACATTTATGTTACCGATTCAAGTGGTCAGACAATCCGTAAGGTTGTTTCTTCGACCGCTGTCGTCACAACACTCGCCGGGTCGGCCAATGCGGGCGGCTCGTCCGATGGAACTGGATCGGCTGCTCGGTTTTACTTTCCATTAAGTGTTGCGTATAACGCATCAACATCGGCACTTTATGTTGCAGATAAAATCAATTCCACAATCCGTAAGATTACGTAAGTCTTAATTTTCCTCCCGAAATCACCAGCGTGCGATACCCGTAGTAGTACAGGTACATGTTGTAGCCTTGTTGAATTTGTGGCGCCAGCGCTGGGTCGAACGTCATGTCTATATAGGTCGTCTGTGAATTGAGCTGCCGAAAGTCAACTGTGCCATCCTGGCTATATGCACTCGGGTCGTCCCCAAAACAATACATGTACATATTTTTGGTAGGTGCTGTCAGGGTGTGCTCAGTTGACTGTTTATACGTATAGTAAAGAGCCCCTGGAAAATTACTTAGAACATTTTTATTATTCAGGTAGATGGTGGCCGACTTGATAATGTCCACAAACTTTTGGGTCACACCGTTAAAGAAGTTGATTGGCACGGCCGAAATAATGTAGTCGGTCGAATAGCCGTAGGTGTACCGTGAGGCGTAATAGACTGGATTCGTGGTCGACTCGTAGAGCCTGTTCCGGACAAACCAGACCAGCATCGAGACTGGAAAGTCGGCAGTGAGATTCATGCGGACCGTACCGTTCTGATACGACTGCACAGCCTCCCTGTTCGCCACAGGAATCTTGAAGGTTAGCTTGGAGGTCATGTAGTAGATGCGCTCCTCGGGTGTCAGTGTTACTTCTTCAAGCAAAAGGCGAGGATTAATCAGGTCAATGTTGGTGGTCGTGTAGTTGGTAATCCAGGGCTGTGTGTTGAACGTAAGCCGAATAATTACAGATGAATTCTCCATAGCGCACAGAGGCAAGTACGGCTTCCCCTGTCGTCGCTTGCGCCTGCAAAAGAAAAAGTCTAAAGGGACCATCAGATTGAGCTGGGTAGTGGCCGGGACCACATTCGACTCAGCCTGACCATTGCTGACGAGACGGTACAT